AAATCAAATTATGAAACCAGTTCAACAAGTATTTGCATTAGTATTAGAAAAGATGGATTCTTTTAAAAGAAAGAAAAAAAATTTTGAAATGAAAATAGCTACACTTAGAAATACATATGATGACCCAGATAAACTTGAAGACAAGATTAATGACCTCAAAAATAAAGAAGTGAAAATATTATTATTCGATAAATATCTCCGCGAAACTGATAATAGAAAAAATAATATGAAAAATATTACTTCATTCTTTATGTAAATCAAACTCCCAATCATCCATTAATCCTCCTGACATTATAGATTGAACATATGATGGTGGATTTATATCTCTTTTAATTAACTCCAATTTATCATTTTGAGAAACACTATTAGATTCTAATAATAATAATAATTTTTTATTATTAAATATTTCTTTTATTTTATATAATCTCTCTACTGAATCATCTGGATGATTAAACTCTACTTCATTATAACCACCCTTATAATCTAAATCATCATCTAATAGTTTGGGAAATTGTGTAGAAAATATTGACGACATTATTACATTACTTTTATGTAGTGAATTATTTAAAATATACAACCCTAAAGTCACTAGTATGTTACTCATTAATATATATATAAAATATAATAAATTTTATATATATTGTTTATGATTTAAATGTTAATAAATTACTAACGGTCCATGTTCCTATACCAATCCACATAGTATAAAGGATATTTCCTGCTTCGTATATTACCCATCTGAAAGCAGTACAATGTGGAGCCATTGTCATAAATGGAGAAATAAATATACCATACCATGTGTTAGGAACACAATAATAAACATATAATTGTGAACAAATATAATGTAAAAATATCCATCCTGAATAAAATAATATTAATGGTTTTATCGAAGTTAAGAAATTATATATAGCTACCTTATCAATCATATAATATTATTAACAATAACTTTAAATACATTTAAATTATTGTTGGCGATTTGGAGGTTGATTGAAATTTCTTAACATTTCACCTATACTGGACGCAGAGGCAGATGATATTGTGAATCCACCTGCTGGTGTTTCAAAAGAATATTCCACATTTAATCCTCTATTATCTAAGTCATTAAGAGACAAATCTGAAACAGATGATAATTGATTATTTAATGTCCGTGACAATTGAGAACTTATTACATTTATTAATTCATTCATTGCTGGAGATTCTGAAGTAGTAGCAGAACTTTGTTCTTCACTAGATTCATCTTGAACATCATCATCTTCTTGAACATCGTCATCATCTTGAACATCATCATCGTCATCATCTTGAACATCATCTTGTTGATTATTAGATATGTCATTTATAGGTGTATAATTTCTAATATCATATCTACAAACAGGACATAATACACTACGTGTAAACCAACTATTTATGGCTTGTTGTAAAAAACAATGACCACAACCTCTTAATCTAATTATTATATCAGATTCTATAAATTCTCTCTGTGTAATAGGACACATATTATCATTAGAAGAGTTTGCTATCGAGAATGGAATTGTTTCAGATACTCTTTCTATTTGACTTGCTGAAGGTCTTACAACTACAGGTGTTAAATTATTAAAATCTTCATTTGTAAATGTGTTTGGAAAAAATGCTCTTAATAGATCATTAGAATTAGCATTAGCATCAAATCCTGTTAATCTTGTTTGTGTAGATGACCTGGTTGTTGGCGTAGTTCTACTAGAAGGTCTAGTGTATGATCTATAGCTATTGTTTAAAGGTCTATTGTTTAAAGGTCTATTGTTTAAAGGTCTATTGTTACTGGTATTATTGATGTTATTAATATTATTGTTATAATTTGACATCTCTCTAATTAGAGATTCTGGTAAGGGATTTCTGGGATTTATATATTCATTATTAAAATTACGAGACCTGTTAGTATTATAATTTCTAGAATAATGTATTTGATATTCTAATATCTCTCTTAGACCAGACTCTAATGTTCGGATGTTATTATTCAATTGAACATATGATTGGACACTAGATTCTAACATATTATCATACATAGTTAACATTCTATTAATAATAGTTCTATTAAAATTCTCTTCGTTATTTTCCATTATACAATTATCAAATATATATTTAAATAATAATAATAATTAGTTTAAACATTATCCAGTATATAAAAGTAATATGTCAGGAGAAGGATTATCAGGATTAGCTAATTTAGGTAATACATGTTTTATAAATTCATGTATGCAAGTATTAAGTCACACATATGAATTAAATGATTTTTTAGATAAAGATGATGGAGGTTACAAAAATAAACTCTCTGCTTACCATAACAAAAAATATTTATTAGATTCTAAATTATTAGTTGAATGGGATAATTTAAGAAAGTTAATATGGCAGAAGAATCAATTAATTTCGCCAGGTGGATTTGTAAAAGCCATTCAATATGTAGCAAAACATAAAGACAAGGATATTTTTACGGGATACGCTCAAAATGATTTACCTGAGTTTTTGCTATTTATTCTAGAAACATTTCATAATGGTATGAGAAGAGAGGTGGATATGGTCATAAAAGGAAATGTTAAAAGTAAAAAGGATGAAATGGCAAAACAGTGTTATGAAATGATGAAAATGATGTATAGTAACGAATATTCTGAAATATTGGATATTTTCTACGGTATTCATGTATCTAAAATTGAAAAAGATGGAAATGTTTTAAGTATGAAACCAGAACCCTATTTTATTATTGATTTACCTATTCCTTATTTTAAAAATAATGGTAGTGAAATGCGAACCAGTAATATCTATAATTGTTTTGAACAGTATTGTCAAGGTGAAACATTAGAAGGTGAAAATGGATGGTTAAATGAAAAAACAAATGAAAAAGAAGATGTTGATAAAAAAATAGTATTTTGGAGTCTTCCAAAAATCCTAGTATTAGATTTAAAACGATTTACACCAACTGGAAAAAAAATTCAATCACCTATTAACATTGAAGATGAATTAGACTTAAGTCAATTTGTTGAAGGTTATGAGAAAGATAGTTACAAATATGAACTATATGGTATTTGTAACCATAGCGGAGGGACATTAGGAGGACATTACACAGCGACAGTTAAAAATAAAAATAATGAATGGTATTTATTTAATGATACAAATATTTCAAAAATTAATAATTTTAGTGGGGACAATAATACTTCTGGTTATTGTCTTTTCTATAGAAAAAAATTAAATAAATAATTAATATATATAAATAATGATATTATCTTATGATTCAGTATTAGGTGTTCCCATAGTTGAAAGTTCTGGAGAAAATACAAGTAATAGCAATAGCAATAGCAATAATATGGGTATTAATTTAGGTGTTCCAGCGCTCTTATTATTAGCTGTAATTATAATATTATTTGTAACCCTATTTTCTACTTTAGGAAAAAAAGAAGGTTCGTCTGAATCTATTAGTAATACTTCTGGAAAAATTTTAACAGTTTTACTTGGTGGTGTGGTTATAGCTGTTATATTGTTAAATGGTTTACAATACTTTTTTAATATTAATTTAACTGCCCAGTTAAATAATTTATTTACCACAACTCCATCAATCGATCTTACTGTTGCTCAACCTGGTACTCCAAATCAAGACATTGCTCCTGTTCCAGAAATTAAAATTAAGGAACAAGTATATCATGTTCCAGGTAATAAATTTACTTACGATAATGCTGGTGCCTTATGTAAAGCATATGGCGGAAGACTGGCTACATACAGTGAAGTAGAAAACTCTTATAAAAATGGTGCTGAATGGTGTAGTTATGGTTGGTCTGATAGACAATTAGCATTATTCCCTACACAAAAAGATACATGGAATTACTTACAAAAGGTCGAAGGTCATGAAAATGATTGTGGTAGAGCTGGTATTAATGGTGGTTATATTGCTAACCCTAATGTTCGTTTTGGTGCTAATTGTTATGGATACAAACCCAAGATTACACAAGAAGAAAAGGATTTAATGAATACACAACCTTTATACCCTAGAACATTGAAGGATATTAAAGAAGAAAAATTAGTAGATTATTGGAGACAAAAAATACCTGATATTTTAGTGGCACCATTTAATAAAAATGTATGGAGTCTTATCTAATATCTAAATAATATCCAACACCTTTATCATCTTTTTTAAAGACATATCCCTTTTTCAAACCAATAAATGTGTCACTAGAAATAAATTGTTCTTGTTCTTTTTCAGATTCAAGTTCTAGTTCTTTATTTTTCATTGTTTCTTTAATTGGATTTTGTGTCTTCTGAATATAAAAATACACACAAAACAAAAGAGCAATTCCTATGGATATTTGTAATATCATATACTTCTGTGTTTTATTAAAATTATACAAATAATATTTAATTCAAATTTATTCAATATTATTTTTTAACCTTTCGCGATTTTCTCTTTTGTTTTTCTTTCTTGGATTTACTTTTTCTAGCATATAATTTCTTATTATCTGGTTCGACCATATTTAATAATTTGTCATATAATTCTTCACTTAATTCTTCGTCATTATATTCATAATGAATTGATTTATTTTTCTGAACCTTCTTTTGAGTATAAAATAAACCAGCAGGAACCACTAAATTTTTAAAAGTATTCATTATATTTATATTACCACCTGTTTGGACATCCTTATTATTCATAGTCTCGTTTAATAAATGAGATTCTATTTTAAATCCTCCTCCTCTTAAACATCCATTTTTATCAGTTGTAAACACAAAATCCTTATTAATATCTAAATCTGAATCCATATACATATTGTTAACATAAATTAATTATTATAAAAGCGCTTAATATCAGAATTATATTTTATTTCTCTCTTATCTTTTATATAATCCATTATTTGACCCACCTTTTCTTCATTGTTAAATAGTTCCATTAAACAATTATTTAAGAAACCTAATGTTAATGGTGCTGTTTGTTTATTTGTAGCAAATTTTAATCTTCCATCACTAATTTTAATCGTAGACGATGAGAGATTATTATCATCCACAAAAGACATTATATTATCAGATAACTCATTTCTCTCGCCTTTTATATCTTTGGCTCTGTCGTTTAAAACTTTTAATTGACTATCCAAAGTAACCCATTTCTTTATATCTTCTTGAAATCCCTCCATAATTAATATATCTAAATATCTTTAAACGTATTAATTTAATTTAATGTTTTTTTGAAAATTTTCTTTTTCTTCTTTTTTTTCTTCTAGACTTTTTTCC